GATGATGCTTGTAAAATCTTTGGTAATAGTGTAGATATAAAAGGGGGTGTAAATTACTTTTTGATTGATGATACCTATAATGGATTATGTGATTATAATGGTTCAAAAGTAAAATTTAATACATTTGATGTTATACTTGATAGTAAATATTATAATATTGTTAATAAATTTTTAAAAAATGATAAAATTACAAATATATATCATGGTCAGGGTCATTTTAATGTCAAAACAAATAATAAAAATTTAATTGATGATTCAACTTTAATAAAATGTTATGTCTCACAACAAAAAGGCTTTATTAAATATATTGATAAAAAATATGTAAAAAATGATATTACGACTTACAAAATTATTACTGCAAGAGCATCATTTGGTGCAAATAGTGGATTTGGTAATATATTTATTGGTTATCCAAATGAAATATGTAGTCAAAGTTATATATTATTTGAAGTAAAAACTGAAAATGAAGCAAAATCATTATTAAGTTATATGAAATGTAAATTACCTAATTTATTATTAAGTTTAAGAAAGTCATCACAAGACATAAGTGAAGCAACATGTAAATGGATACCATTAGTACCATTAAATAAAGAATGGAATGATGAAGAAGTTTATAAATATTTTAAGTTATCTGAAGATGAAATAAAATTAATAAAAGAAACAAAAATTAGTGGTTATAATGATATTAAACCAATTGATGTAAATGAACCAAAAATAATTAAAGATGGAAGAAAACAATATTATTTAATTGATAATAAATTATATAAGATTAAAAAAGATAAATCACAAGGTGAATTATTTGGTAGTTATATTGATGGTAAAATTATTGAAGGTATAAATAATGATGATGATGTTAATATAATTTCTAAAGTATCTAAAAAGAAAACATTAAAAATAAAAACAAAAATTACAAATGAAAATAAAGAAATTAATGAAATTAAAGAAATTGATGAAATTAAAGAAATTGATGAAATTAAAGAAATTGATGAAATTAATGAAATTGATGAAATTAAAGAAATTGATGAAATTAATGAAATTGAAAAATTTATTAATGATGAACTTAATGATATTAAAGTATCTAAAAAGAAGATATCAAAACCTAATATAATTGTTAATGGTGACGATAATGAAACTAAAGAAAAAAAGTTATTAAGAAAATTATAACTAATAAAAGTAATAACAATAAAATTTGATGAACTTTATTAGAAATTTATTTTATTTATTATATCGCTGATGATTTATCTTTATATAAAGACTAAAAAAGCAATTAGTTTGATGATATTGTTGATTTATTTAAAGTTATGCAAGATGACATCATTAAATTACTTGATTTTTTATTTTGATAAATAAATTCAATTTCAAATATTCTTCAGTTACGATTAATTATTTTTTTTAAGATATTAATTTTTTATTATTTAAAATAAAGTAATAATTTTTTTTATCAGGTGAATTACTTTATTTTTTTTAAGATACATTGGAAAATATTATAAAAAAATACATTAAAAACAATTTAAAGAAATAAAAAGTATATATGAATATAATAATGAGTTCCAAAAACACTAATCAAAAAGTTGCATCAAAAAGACAATCGGTCAATGAAGTAAAACAAACTGAACCAGTAGTTGAAGTAAAACAAACTGAATCAGTAAACACAGAAACTAAACAAAAAGGTGGTAAAAAATCTGCTAAACAAGTTGTAGAACCTGTAGTTGTTGCACCTGTAGTTGAAGTAAAACAAACTGAACCTGTAGTTGTGGAAACTAAACAAAAAGGAGGAAAAAAAACTACTAAACAAGTAGCAGAACCAGTAGTTGAAGTAAAACAAACTGAAACTACAGTTGTAGAAACTAAACAAAAAGGTGGTAAAAAATCCAAAGTTTCAGAACCAGTAGTTGAAGTAAAACAAACTGAACCTGTTGTTATGGAAACTAAACAAAAAGGAGGAAAAAAATCTACTAAACAAGTTGCGGAATCTTTACTTGTTACACCTGTAGTTCCAGAAACTACTGTAAATCCTGTTGTAGAAACTAAACAAAAAGGAGGTAAAAAATCTGCTAAACAAGTTGCGGAACCAGTAGTACAAAAAGTAGAAGTAGAAGTAGAAGAAGAAGGTGAAAGTGAAAAACAAGGGGGAAAACAAGGAGAAAAAATAAGATATTTTAAATTATTTTATAATGAAGAATATCAAGGAAGATATTGTGGTAGAAAACCAAAACAAGCTGCTAACAAAGCATTTAGTTCAATTATTAAAGAGATGAAAAAAAATGGAAACAAACAAGGAGGTGTGAATGTTGATATTAACTTTTCAATTCGTGAATGCACAAGAAATAGCAAACATAAAGAATATAACTATGTTGGATTTAGAGAACAATTAAAAAAACCAGTTGAAGTTGAAGTTGAAGTCAAAAACGAAGACGGAAGTATTAAAGAAATTAAAGAAATTACATACAGTTTTCATAACAAAATTTCTAAAGCCCCAAAAGTCTTGGCTTAAATAAATAATAATTAATTTTTAGATTTAACTCAAAAAAAACTAAATTTCTATTTAAAAATTTAGTTTTATTTATAAAAAATATATATAATATGATTTGGAATTTATTTCTATAAAGATAATAAATATTTAATTTTTTAGTACAAAAATTAAATTTGATGACTATATTTATATTTATATTTATTATGATTATAAAAATATTGTAATCATATTAAATCAAATGACTAAAATATTAAATATAAGATTTTTTATATATTATATAAATATATAATAAAATGTTGAATACCAAACCTATTAAAAAATCAAATATTTTTGATAAACCTATTCCTAATTTATCATCTGATACAAAAAATACTAATAATTCAGATAAAGTAATAACTCTTGTTAATTCAAAACATGAAGAATTAGTTAATATAGTGAAACAAGCTAATAATGAAGGAGAAAATAATGATAATATAATAGAAATTAAACAAATGGATGGGATAAATAAAATTGATGAAAATACAAATGTACAAAATCCAGTATTAAATAGAGAATTTACTTATGATAGATATAAGGATAAAAATTTAAATGTTTCTAATTTAATTAATGGAAATAAAATGTTTATGGATAATATTGAAAATAATGAAAATAATATTAATCCAGATATGTTTAAAATTAAATATCAACCACAACTTCAATCTCAACCAAATCTCAATGATAATTTAATAGTAATAAATAGTTTTAGAGAACCAAATAAAATAGATTGGAATGATATAGATAATTGTTTTATTATAACGAATATAAATTCAGGTGAAATAGAATATAAAATTTATAATGAAAATGTTTTAAAATATATAGTAAATAATGAAACAAATGATATTGGAATAAAAAAATATTTATTTATTATTGGTTGGAATAGTCAAAAAGTAAATTTTGAATTTAATTTTATTGATTCTATTTTTACAAGTAATTTTGATATGATGATAAAAATACAAAATTTTATATATGATACATTAAAAAATTTTGATAATCTTGATGTTTCTGATACATATAATTATCAAGAATCTATAATAATGTTTTATTTTCAAATGATAATTTATTTATTTAATAATTATGAAAAATATTCTATTAATAATGAACAAAATAAATTATCCCGTATTTATTCAAGTATTGTATATAGATTTAGTAGTTTAATTTTAAAAAATACTTTAAAAATAAAAAATTATATGGATGAAAATAATGTTATTTTAAATGATTTAATATTATTACGTACAGATATTTTTACACAAATTAATTTTATGAATGATAAATTAGAACAATGTAATATGATTAATAATAATAATAAATCAAGATTAGAACCAAAAAATAATATTAACATTACCATTACAAATACCAGTGATACTAATATGTCTGATAAAACTGATAAAATAGATGAAACTGATGAAACTGATGAAACTGATGAAACTGATGAAACTGATATTTCAAATAGTTTAAATAATTTAAATAGTTTAAATAGTTTAAATACTTCAAATAATTCAAAAATATACAGTATTAAAAATAAACATGGATTTAAAAAGTCTGAATATCCCAATAATAATATGAAAGATTTATTTACAGATGAATTAAAAATAAATACAGAAGATTATGATGAATTAAAAGATTTAAAAGATTCAGAAATATATGATTCAGATAAAAATGGGTATATTGAAATAAATGATCCTTTTAAAGAATTTAATTTTAATCTTAAAAATAAACATAATATAAATAATCTCGTTAAATTAGTAGAACCAAATAATATTGATATAGTTCTACCTATTGAAAAATCAGTAATAAATGATATTAAATCATATACTACAAATAGTAAAGAACCTTCATATAATCAAAATAGTGCTTTAAGAAATTCAAAATTATTTAAAATAACTATATAAATAATTTATTTTATAGTTAGATATATTATATATAAAATAAATATGGAAATTAATTCTGAAATAATTGAAGATATAGAAAATATAAAAAAAGAAATAATTGAATTAAATAATATGATTGATAAAAAATGTTTGGATATATATAATGAAAATAAACAAGGTGAAAACAAAATTTTGCGATATAATGATTATTTAGAAACAATTATTTTGGAATATCATACATTATGTAAAATTATGTTTAGTATAAAAAATAACCAATAATTTTTTTTTTTATATTTTTTCAATACTATCTAACATATTTGTTAATCTATCAAAATCAGATTCAATATATCCAGAATTCATCTTATATATTATACTTTGATATTCCATAATTATATCTAATTTATCATTTATTGATTTTACATAATTATATAAATTATCACAATTATTACTTATAATTTTATTTAGTTCAATAGATTCGACATATTCAATTGATTTAATTGATTTAATGAATTCAATAGATTCAATAGATTCTATAGTGGGTTCAATTTGTTGTATATCTTTAATTGTTGAATTCTTATTAAGTTTTAATGATTCAGTCATATTTTCAAGTAAACCCAAATAATAATTTTCTTTTTCTTCAAGTTTATTAATTAATTTTGAAATTATATTAAATTCATTATCAAATAAATTAAATTTTTCTTTAAAATCAACATCCAATAAATATAATTTATTTACAATATCATCAACAAATTCTGGTGATAAATTTTTATCAATAAAAAAAGCCAATAAATTATCTGAAGCAAAATTAAATACCATATCAAATAATTTTTGTAATTCATCTAATTGTTCATATTTAATTATATCATTAAATGTTTCATCAATTGATTTAGTTTTACTCATAAATTTAATAATTTTAATTTGTTTTCCAATATTTTCATATTCATCAATAATTTTCCTAAAATAATTTATTTGGTCTTCATAAATTTTAGTATTAGTATCATCATCATATATTTCTATACCTTTATTTTTTTCTTCTTCCATATTAGCTGATTCAAGTTCTATAATTGGTGTTAATTGTTGAATAATATAAATGGAATAATTTATTTTATAGTCATGTAATATTTCTTTGTATTTTTCAATTTCTATATCATGATATTCAGTTGAATCTAACCAATTTATAATTTCATTAACATTATTAATAATAGTTTGTTTAATTTCTTCTGGTATTTTGATAAAGTCATTGTTAAGATTTTCAAGAATTTTGTTAGAAGTGTCCATAATAGAATTATATGATTCTTTTTTGATTTTATCTATTTTATCAATTGAATCCATTTGTTTTGCATTTATAATAATTTGTTCAATTTGTTCTGATGTTAAATTTTGTTTATTTCCTGATACTTGAATTGATTTTTTATTTAATGGATTATCTAAATCTTCCGCATATATTTTAATAATACCATCTGAATCTATAGAAAATGTTATCTGGATTGAAGGAATACCTTTTTTTTGTTTTTCAATACCTGATAAAATAAAATTTCCTATTAGAAAATTATCTTTGGTAAATTTTCTTTCTCCTTCATAAATTTTAATATTAATTGAATCAACATAATCAGTATCTGTTGAATATTTTTTATTTTTTTTAATTGGAATAATAGAACCTCTTGGAATAATTACATCCATAATACCACCTGTTGTTTCTAAACCTATAGATAAGGATGTTCTATCAATAAGTAAAAGTCTATCTTGAATAGATACTTTATTTAACAACATAAAACCTTGTATTGATGAACCAATTGAAACAACATTATCCGGATTAATAGAACAATTAACATCTTTATTAAAATATCTTTCTACATTATATCTAATAACTGGTACTCTTGTCATACCTCCAACCATAATGATTTCATCAATTTCTGATTTGTCTTTTTCACACATTTCTAAAACATCATTTATTGGTTTAATAATAATAGATATTAAATCATTACAAATATCATTAAATTTTTCTCTTGATAAACCTACATTTAATTCCAATTTATTATAAAAATTATCTATTTTAATTTTTGTATTGGTATGGTCTGATAAAACAATTTTTGCTTGTTCGCATAATAGTTTTAATTTTTGTAATGAATTTTCAGTTATATCTGATATAAATTTGTCAAAATCCATTATTTTATTTTCAGAAATAAATTCTTTTATAACATATTCCATTAATCTTGTATCAAAATCACTCCCACCTAAATTATTATTTCCACATGAACCTAATACTTCATATACTCCATCATTAATATTTAATAAACTAACATCTAAAGTTCCTCCACCAAAATCAAAAACAATAATATTTGTTCCATCTATTTTATTAGATTTACCTAAACCATAACAAATAGCTGCTGCCGTTGGTTCATTAATTAATCTTAGAACATTAAATCCTGCATATTCAGCAGAATTTTTTATGATTTGTCTTTGATTTTTATTAAAATAAGCTGGAACAGAAATTACTGAATCACTTATAGTTATTTGTGTATTAAATTTAGAAGATAAAAATAATTCTGCCTTTAATTTAAAACTCATAAATAAATGAGTTGCTATTTCCTCAGGATAATATGATTTTAATGTTTGATTATCTACTATAATGATATTATCATCTGAATCAGGTTTAAGATCATAAGCTAATATATCTATATGTTTTTTATTCAACTCTGAATATTTTTTACCCAATAACTTTTTAATTTCATAAATTAAAAAAATATTTTTATTTTCAATAATACCATTTGTATTTTGAAATATTTCTTTTCTTAAATATGCTTGTTTTCCAATAATTTTTTTGTCTGAATTAATTTCTATAACTGTTGGAATAATTTCACTACCATCTATATCAGTTATAATAATTGATTTATTTTTATACCATACTGATAAACAAGAATTTGTAGTACCAAAATCTATACCCAAACATAAATTTTCAAATTTATTTGGTTCTATTAGTAGTTTATCATCTTGGATTTGTTGAACTATATTAGTTTCTGAATTATTCTCCATAAAATATATAATTAATAATAATAATTAAATCTTTAAAATTAAATAAGTAAATAATAAAAAATTATAAAGATTAAACAATAATAATTAAGATTAAGATTAACTATAAATTATGGGTGGTGGATTAATTCAAGTAATAACATATGGTGCACAGGATTTATCATTAACAGGAAATCCACAAATAACATTTTTTCACACAGTATATAGAAGATATACAAATTTTGGAAAAAAATTTATAGAATTATCATTTGATAATTCTCCAGATTTTAATAGTACTTCATATATAAATATTCCAAAAAATAATGGAGATTTGCTATCAAAATTAATATTAAAAATTAAATTACCAAAAATAGATTTTAATTTATTAAATGTCTTATTAAATATAAATGATAACACTTCCAATGATATTAATGTATATACACAATATTATGATTATTATATAACTTTTTTAAATAATTTAAAAAACATTATTAAACAATTTTTTAAAAAATATGATAATGTCTCAATGTACATATCATATATTCAAGATTTAAAAAAATTTATTTTAACATATATAAATTTGGATGAATACAAACAATTTTTTAATGTAATAAATTTTTTTTTCAATAATACTATATTATCAGAAAATATAAAAAATAATTATAACATTGAGTTATATACAAATGCTTCATTATTTAAAATTATTAATGATGAATTAGTCTATATATATCAAAAATATACAAATAATATGATTACATACGAAGGATTTAAATTTACTATACAAAAAAATATTGATATCTTAGATGAATTAAATATTGAATTGTCTAATATGTTATTATCATATCCACAAAATAATAATAAAATTAGTGTTTGTTGGGTAAATAAAATTGCAATATATTTATTTAATTCAATTGATTTTTATATTGGTAGTAATAAAATATATTCTTTAACAGATACATATATAAATAATTATTCTGAATTATATTATAAAAATAAAGAACTTTATGATAATTTAATAGGAAATAATATTTGGATTAATGATTTTGGCGAAATAAAAGATGAAATAACTTTATATTTACCAATACCATTTTGGAATTTATCAAATTATGGTTTAACATTACCATTAATTTCTCTTCAATATAATTCAATACAAATAAAAATTAATACAAAAAAATTTTCTGATTGTATAAGAATTAATAAAAAAATAAATACTAATATCGATAATAATCAAATAATAGATTTATTATATAATAATTTAGAATCAATTGTTAGTTCTAATTTAACAATAACATTATTGAGTGAATTTATTTATTTAGATTCAGTAGAAAGAAATAAATTTGCCCGTTCAGCACATGAATATTTAATAGAACAAGTTCAACAAATAGAATTTAATAAAATATCACCAAATAACAATACTATACAATTAGATATTTTCCATTGTTGTAAGGATATGTATTGGTTTATACAAAAAATTCTTACATCAAAAGACATATTTAGTCTTAATAAAAATGTATTTAGTTATATATATCCTACACAAAAATTATCTGAAATTGACATTGACACTGATAAAAATGATATATATAAATATTCTTTAATGTTATATGATCCAAAATATTTATATAATCCATTTATATTTAATAGAGGATTATATACAATGAATAATGATTCAAAAAATTATGAAAAAATAAATTTAATTATTTCATATCTATCAAATATTTATATTTTTCCTTCTACATTAATTGAATTAAATAAAATAATTTTAGAATCATATTTTTATCTAAATGGGACACAATTATTTGGTGAAACATCAAATTATTTTAATTATCTACAACCATATGCATATTATAATTCAACCCCACAAATTGGATTAAATACGTATTCATTTTGCTTACAACCAACCGAATTCCAACCAACTGGTTCTTGTAATATGAGTAGAATATCATATATTGGATTAAAATTAAAAATAAATGAAAAATTAGGAGATAATTTTATTAATCAATTTTTAGGTTATTCACAAATAAATTTAGATGATGAATATAAATTAACATTTCAAACAAGAAATTTTAATGTTTTAAGAATTATTGGAGGTATTGGAGCAACTGCTTATACTTATAATTAATTTGATTTGATTTGGTTAAATTAAATTTTAATGTTTAAAAATATATTTATTAATTATATTAATTAAATAAATAGATATGGGTTCAGGATATATACAATTACTTGCTGTAGGAAGTGAAGTAAATATTTTTAATTATAATCCAGATATTAGTTTTTTTAAAATCTATTATAGAAGACATACAAATTTTTATGTAAATAATATGGAAATCAATGCAAATAACATAAAAATATCCAATATAATGGATAATTCAATAAATAATTCAATGATTACAATTAATATTCCAAAAAATGGAGATTTATTGGGTAAATCATATTTGAATTTAACTATAGATGAACATTATTTTGAATTATTTAAATTTAATGATAATTTATGTTCTACATTAAATATTGATTTATTGGATGTTTATAATAATTATTACATAAAAACTAATAATTACTTTATTAATGATATCATTAATATATCAATAATTAAAATTAATTATTACAAAATTAATACTACTAATAAATCAAATAAATTAGATAACATGTTATTATCAATTGTATCATCAAATATAATGGATGAACAAATATTATTAAATTTAATTAAATCACAAGAAAATATAACTTTACAAAATGATGAAAAAAATATTTTTTATAATATTGATTTAAACACATTATTTTATTCATTTGATGTTATTTTAACTACCACAAGTATTATTAATAATAATTTATTTAGTTATTTGATTGAATCAATAATATATTCTAAATTATCATATGTGCAAATAGATTTTAAGCAAATTAACATTTCATTTAGAATTACATATTTTACTTATAAATATTATAAAGTTTTATTAGATTTAGTTTTATCCAAATTATTTATTGATATGATTAATGAAATTAAAATTGATATTGATTATGTTTATATGTCTATTGATTTTTCTAAACAATTATATGATTTGTTATTAGAAATATTTTATATAAATTGTGAGAAATTTGAATTAGAAATTATTAATAATAAGTTTAAATCAACTAAAAATGTATTTAATGAAAAAATTTACAATAAAATTACTTCAATGATTTTAAATAAAAAACTTGATACTTTTATATATTTATCAATATTAAATGGTGATATAATGTCAAATTCAATCCTTACAATAATGGAAAAAAATATTTTTTTTGGAAATTTAACGAATAACTATTATAATGATTTATTAATAAAAAATAGTAATGAGTCATTAGATATAATTAATTTAAATAATTACAAGTTATCTTTAAGTCTATTGATTAAAATATATGTGTCATTAATATGTTATGATGATGAATTATCTATTCAAAATTATTTAAAAATTGTAAATGATAATAAAATATTAAATTCTATTGATATCTTTAAAAAATACAAATCAAGTATGGATTTATTTGGAAAAAAAATAATTGATTTTTTAATGGATCCTAATGTTTTAATAGTTAATTTAAAAACTTTTTATGTAATATTATATTCTGATAATATTTATAAAAATTTTCAAACAAATATTTATACACAACCATTTACAAATAATCATATATCATACTATACATCTGTATCAATTGGTTATTATTTTTTTTATAATTGGATTGTGAGAACAAATAATAGTTTTAATAATAATGTTGATGATGATAATTTTATGATTACACGATTATTATATTTTAATAACTTAAAATTTTTACAGATTGAATCTACTTCTCTATATAATGATGTAATTATAAATTACATAAATAATAATAATTTATTTGATATTGAAAATTTTTCAGATAATTCAATAAATTCAAATATTATGGATAATGGTATATTAAAAAATAGTTTATTAGTTTTAATTACAGAATCAGTTTTAATATTAAATAATGTAGTTTCTATAGAAAATATGAGATTATATGGTATAAATGGTAAATTATCTAATTTATTTATAAATTCAAAATTATCACAAGTAATTATGCCTTTATCATCATATTTATATATATTTACAAATAATAAAAATAATAATTGTATTGGTGAAAATAAAATTACAAATAATAAATTATTTTATAACCTGATAAAAAATTATTATATTGAAAATATTAAAATTAACTTGACTAACTTGGTTAAACAATATTTAAATAATTATAAAATAAATATACATGGTAATGAAATAAATTATTTAGCAAAAAAATATTTAGATAATTCAGAATTATATTTATTCGTATCAAATTATTATGATAATACAAGTAATTTTATGACAAAAATTAATATGGATTATGTTAGTTCTTTTTTATATCAAATTAAAAATATAGACTATACTGTCATTTATGAATATTTTAAATTATCTAATATTGAATTGAATAACCGAATTATGTATGAAATATTTAAAAATGTTGATAGGTATATATTTAATAATTCATTCTCAAATTATTTATTTAGTAAATATGATAAATGTAATACACCTTTATACGTAACTAATATTAAAAATGAATTGATTTATCAAAATTTTATATTTACAATTAATTCACCTCTTTATAGAATTTATTTTTATTTCACATTTATTTCTAAATTAACAATTGATATAACTTTATTAAATATTAATTTAGATAATGATTTAGTTACTTTAAGAGATTTAATTATATCTTTTTTATTAAATTATTTAAAAATTTTTAATAATTTAAATTTGACTTATGATGAAAATAATTTAGTCAATAAATTTAATTTAGAAAGAACAAATAATAAAATATATTTTATTTTAAATAACTTTATGTGTTATGATGATATTAATATATTTGACAATATTGAATTTAAAGATACACTAAAAAATAATATTTCTGATAAATATACATATATATATAATAATTTTTATATTATTAAGAAACAATTAGATCAATATAATAATGATTTTTTTAATGATATTCTTTATTTATGTAATCAATTAAAATATAATTATGATGATATGATTATTTTATTATTTACCAATACACTTATTGATAACAAAAATTTATTTATAAATTTTGATGGTATATATAATTTGACACTTGATTTTTTTGATAAAAATAATTTTGATTTTAATAAAATTAGTTCTCAAATAAATAATATAAATAATACATATGATTTTAATGAATCAAAAAAAAATTATATTGATAGTGTATTAAATAATTTTTATTATAATTCTTATTACACAACTTTTTATATAGGTTCTACATTTGATAATATTAACAAAAACAATATTAAGACAATTAATAATATTGTTAATTTAACAAAAATATATAATGATAAATATTTTTTTAGTTATGAATATTGTTTCAAAGAATTTAATATAAAACAAAATATTAATTATCTTAACATTACAAATAATATTTTGAGTTTATTGGAATATTTTCAAATTAATTTGTATGATATATTTAATGTTTATTTTTATGACATAAATTA